GCGGAAATCACGCGAGAGTTAAACGCTGTATTGGAGACGCTGAGTAATGAGATCACTCAATGCAGCAATAGCGTCGGCACTGACGCCACCTGAAAATTTAACGGTTGCGGAGTGGGCGGACAAATACCGCGTTTTATCGAGTGCGGAATCTGGCGAGCCTGGCCGCTGGCGAACTGACAGAGTACCGTATCTGCGGTATCCGATGGAGTGCCTGACGGATTCGGAGACGGAAACAGTTGTACTTGAATTCCCGTCGCAGGTTGGAAAATCGGAAGTTGCTAACAACTTTGTCGGTGAAATAATCCACCTTGCACCCGGCCCGATCTTGATGATTCAGCCGACCGGCGATATGGCGAAGCACTACTCGCAAGGGCGAGTTGATAGGCTCATTGAAAGCACAAGCGTTCTTAATGGTCTGGTAAAGGAGCGCCGGTCGAGAGACTCGGTAAACACGATCAACAGTAAGGAGTTTCCGGGCGGCGTGTTTTATATTCGCGGCTCAAATTCACCAGCGGCGCTGGCGTCAACTCCGATAGAATATCTGCTTCTGGATGAAGTTGACCGTTTCCCGTTGTCGGCTGGCGATGAAGGTGATCCGATTTCTCTGGCCCGAATGAGAACTGAGACCTTCGCGCGGCGTAAAATTCTGATTACGTCAACCCCGACGCTTAAAGATGTGTCGAGAGTGCAGAAGGAATTCGACAAGTCTTTACGCCATGACTACCACGTCCCCTGCCCGCACTGTGGCGGAATGTTTGTGATGACATGGCAAAATCTGCATTGGGATGAAGGTCAGCCTGAAACGGCGGAAGTTGTTTGCCCGTCTTGCGGGTGTTTCATTGAACATCGGCATAAACTGGATATGCTGCTTGCCGGAAAATGGATACAGCGCGAAGAGGATATACGGGCTGGTAAAGATGGACGCGCAAAGGGATTTACACTGAATGCATTATATTCACCGTTTACCGACTGGGGACGGCTGGCGCGTGAATTTCTCGAAGTCCACAAAGACCCGGTTCGTTTCCGGGTATTTGTCAATACCAGGTTTGCCGAAGTTTGGGATGACAATCTGGGCGAGCGCGTCAAGCCGGAATTAGTCGCAAGCCGAGCGTCCGATTGGAATGACGTTCCATCCGGAATTGGACTTGTGACTTGCGGCGCAGACGTGCAGGATGATCGAATCGAATTGGAAGTTGTCGGATGGGGCCGCGATTACGAATCATGGTCGCTGGATTACATTGTTGAACACGGCGATCCGTCCGGGCGCGAACTGTGGGAAAAAATCGACAAGATCATAAGGACTAAGACTTATGACGGCTTGCCGATTGGTGTTACCTGCATAGACTCAGGCGGACACTACGCACAACAGGCGCAAGCGTTCGCATTTGCACGCGGTAACATTCACGTTTACGCCACCAAGGGAAGCTCCGACGAAAATAAGCCGGTCTGGAATCCAAAGCCCAGTAAGGCAAAGGGTGGGCTGAATGTTTACTTTATAGGAGTTTCGGCTGCGAAATTCCACGTTATGCAGCGATTGAAAGTCGAGACTCCCGGCCCGTCATACTGTCACTTCCCGGCGGGACGTGACGCGTCTTACTTTTCACAGTTGACGGCTGAAACGCTGAAAATTCAGTATGCAGGCGGACGTGAAAAGCGGATATGGTGGAAGCCGGAAGGCCGCAGGAATGAGGCGCTTGATTGCCGCGTTTACGCTTACGCGGCTTTTATGAGCGTTCCCAGGCGTGAAGAAATCATTGACGGCAACGTAAATCAGCGGGCTGAAAAGGCCGCTGAAAAACGAAAAGAAGAACGCGCAAAAGGCGTTGTCAGAAAGCCCTTACAGCATAAGAGTGATACAGAGCGCAACGCCAGACGATATTTATTGCAGACGCGAAACAGGTTTAAATAATGGCATCCACGCAAGCACAGCTTGATTCATTACGCGAGGCTTACGCCTCTGGCGTTTTGACGGTAAAGCACGGTGACAAGATCGTGACGTACAGGAGCCTTGATGATATGGCGCGTCTGATTTCTCAAATCGAAAAGGCGCTTGCCGGGACAACCCGTAAAAGTTGCGTTGTCGGCTGCTATCGGAAGTTTTAAGCATGAAAAAAAATGTGTTTCAAAAACTTGCCGAGCGCGCCGGGCGCGTCAAGCAAATACGCACCGGTATGCGTCTTATCGGAAAGACTCTATTGTCTGCGGCTGGCGGATGGGAGTCGGCAAAAACGAACAGGCGGACGTATGGCCTGAACCGCATGGACGGCGACGCGAACACTTATCTGAATTCCGATCTGCAATACCTACGGGAACGTTCGCGGTATGTGGTGGCGAACTCCGCTAAGGCGAACACGATCATCCGCACTCTGACAAATAACGTAATTGGTGCGAATGGAATAAATCCGCGTCCTGACGCTGGCGATAATAACGAGCTTGAAAGAAAAGTCCGGGCTTTATGGGATGAATTTGCAGCGAATTGTTACGCCGGCAATAAAACCGGATGGAACGGGTTGACTGAAACCGCCGTAAGATCGAAGCTAGTTGACGGCGGGGTGTTGATTCGCAAGCGCATTCGCAGAACATCGGACGGATATTTAATACCGCTGCAATTACAGCTTTTGGAAGATGATTACATTGACACGTCTGTGAATTTTGATAACGGAACCGGCCCGAAAACCGTTGACGGAGTAGCCTACGATTCACTTGGAGAAGTGACAGGCTATTGGCTTTATAGAAATCATCCCGGCTCCGCGTATGCGTACACTCAATCGAGCCAGTTCTACAGCGCAGATGACGTGCTGTACTTTTACGACCAGACCCGGCCCGGTCAAAGCAGGGGAATTCCGCATCTATCGAATGTGATGATTGCTCTGGACAACGCTGATAAATATCTTGATGCTGAGCAGGTTGCAAAGATCATGCAGTCTGCGCAGGTGGGTGTTATCCGCTCTGCATCCGGTGATGAAAGCGTGGGCGTCAATATGTCCACTGTCGAGGGCGGATCGGTCGATATTGCCGACAACTGGCCCTTGACTGACATAAACGGCGAACCCGTCGAAATGATGACAGCCGGAATGTTTCACCGCTTAACGCCTGACACGTCAATAGAGTTTTCACCGGCGCGGCAGAACTCAGGCATAAAAGAGTATTGCTCCGTTATCGACCATGATATTGCCGCTGGCGTCGGCTTGACGTATGAGCTTTTGACAGGCGATCTGTCCGGCACTAATTATTCGTCTATCAGACACGGCAGGATTGAGTTTATTAAGGCGAACGCCCGCAGACAGAGGAATACTATCGACCTTCTCTGTAAGCCCGTCTGGGGCTGGTTTATGGACGTTTGCGAGGCCACCGGGAAAGTCACGCCGGAAGAACGCGCATTAATCAACGTCATATGGGACTTACCCGAAAATGAGGCTATCGACCGCAAGAGCGAAGCGGAAGCCGATCTGTCAGAAATGCGTAACGGCACGATGACCTTAATTGAAGCGATAGCCAAGCGCGGCAAAGACCCCGAAGCAGTCTTAGATGAACACAAGAAAACTCTGGATATGCTCACAGCGCGTGGGCTTTCTTACGACTCCATACCAGCCTTAATGACAATGAATGGCATGCATCAAAAAGCAGAGGTGAATAATGGCAATTAAGCTTGATCCAAAAGTTGATCTGTCGGCAACACTAAGCCCCGGTAGTTACAACAAAGAAAAAAACACCGTTGACGCGGTGATTTATACGGCAGGGCAGAAGGCCCGGCGCTTTTCGATGGACGGTGAATACTACATCGAATTTGATCTTGACGGTATGAATCTCGAAAAATTGAATACCGGACGTATGCCGCATCTTCTGGCTCACGACTCATATTCGGGTGCAATACTGGGACGCGTATTGAGCGCGAAGCGCGACGGCGAAAACATTATCACGACAACCCTGTTAAAAGAATCCGACGAAAACCCGTCTGTAAACCAGGCACTCAAGGATATCCGTGAAGGATTCCTGCCGAATATCAGCGCCGGATTCGACGCTTATAAATATGAAAAGCAGGATGACAAATATAACGGCAAACCGCTTTATAAAATCATGCAATCGGAACCCTGTGAAGTATCAAGCGTTCCGATTGGTGCGATTGGAACGGCGGCGCTGCTTTCAGATACATGCAATGGCGAAAACATCAATTTAATTTCAGAGGAAAAAAATAACATGGACGAAAAAGAAAAACTCGAAAAAGAGAGACTCGAAAAAGAGAATCTCGAAAAAGAGGAACTCCGCAAAGAGGCAAAGGCAGCTGAGCGCGCCAGAATCGCCAGTATCAATCTGGCGGCTGAAAAGCTCGGACTTAAAGACAACCCGGCTGTAAAGGAAATGCTTTCCGGTGACGTTTCCATTGAAGACGCCCGCGCAAAACTTATCGACCTTCGCGCAGAATACTCGGAAAAAACTGAAATCAGCGCCGTGCATCTGGTATCTGACGAAGGCGATAAAATCAGATTGCAGGCTGAAGATTATCTTGTCGCTAAACTGAGCGGCAATACCACCGGCAGACTGGACAGCCATAACAAGTTTAAGCACGCATCGCTGATCGAACTCGGAAAGATGCTGCACATTTCCGGCGTCAAGGAAGGAAATTCCAAGTATGAAAACGCCCGACAGATGCTCATGTCAAGCAGCGATTTCCCGAACATTCTCGGAACCGCGATGAACAAAAAGCTGGTCAAGGAATACGGCGAAGTCAATAAGATGTATGAGCAAATCGCAATGCGCTCGGACTTCCCTGATTTCAAGGCCGTTTCGTACAATCAGCTTAACGGCTTCGATGAATTCGATCAGGTTCTCGAAGGTGCGGAATATGGAAACGTCACAATGAGCGATGCTAAGGTTGACGCCTACGCATACAAGTACGGCGTCATTCTGCCCTTTACGATGGAATGCCTCATTAATGATGATTTGAATGCTTTTGAGCGCAAGTACCGCGAAGCTTTCAAAGTCGCAAATCGCAAAGAACGCGAAATATTCTTCAAAGTCAATCTGGCCGACGGCCCGACCATGAGTGACGGAAAAGCCCTTTTCCATGCCGATCATAACAACACTGCTTCGACCTCGCTGGCCGCTCCTACTGCCGCGCAGCTCAAAAAGATGATGAAACTTTTTGCCGCGCAGACCGGCCCGAACAGTGAAACTCTTGGACTTCGCATGAAATACATCATCATGCCGACGACCCTACAGGCGGACTATGAGGATCTTATGTCTCCGAATTATCAGCCGACTACTCAGGCCACTGCCGTTACAGCCACCATGCGTTCGATGATTCCGATTTACGATCCGTACGTTGACATCGCCACCTCTACCAAGTGGTACGGCATGGCCGACCGCGATCAAATCGAATCATTCGTTTACGGATACCTGGCCGGTACTAACGGCCCGGTTATCGAACAGGAAAGTGGATTCGTCAACGATACGATGAACTTCAAATTCCGTCTGGTATTCGGCGCTCGTTGCCTTGACTGGCGCGGCCTGACTTACAACCCCGGAGCATAATCACGAATCGAAACACAGGGGAGCCTAGCTCCCCTTAACTTTATCAAAGGAGAAAAAAATTGAGTACGAATAAACTTTTTAAGGGTGAAACCCTGACTGTCACTGCACCGGCGAACAAGTCTTCCGGTGATCCTGTCTTGATAGGCTCTGGAATATTCGGAATCGCTGTTGACGATGCGACCAGCGGCAATGATATGGCCATTGAAACCGAGGGAATGTTTACACTTCCCAAAGCAGGCGCAACCGCATTCACCGCTGGCGATGTTGCTTATTACAATGATGGAACCGGAAAAATCACCGCCACTAATACTGACCTGCCTGTCGGCAAGGTTTACGAAACTTGCGCAGGCGGCGGCGAGCTTACCTGTAAAGTGATTCTCGAACCCGTATCCGCTGTTGGTGCTGATATCACCGCACATCTGGGTGACACTGCCGACGCGCATGACGCCTCCGCTATCTCGGTTCTGGACTCTGCTAACCGCTTCACTGGAACTGACGTGGAAGCGGCCCTTGCTGAGCTTGCTGGCGCAAGCCGTACCACCGAGACCGTCAAAGGAAATGCTGCTGATATCGCACTTCTTAAGGACAAATATACTATCAAATGGGACGGCACTTCCGGCACTTCATATATTGTCCCGACTGGCTGCACCGCTGGTGCAACCTTCACCATTGGCGATGTTATCGAATCCGTAACAATGACCATCAAGATTGCTGGTACAGTCGAAGCTCCGCCGGTTATCGGAACCGATATAGCTGCGACTTTCCAGGATGACGGTGGCAATGCCAAAATACAGCAGTTGTCAGTCGCTGACTGGTCTGCGAATGCATTTTACGCCACTGTAAGACCTATCTAATGTGTGCTTGGACTGACATAGCTGATCTGGCAACAAAGGCCGCACGGGATACATTCAAATTCACCGTGACTTACACGCACAACGTCGGCGGGGCTGCGGAAGTAATCGCAGCCCCGTTTGACGCTGCCTGTGAAGTTATCCGGGTAACTGATAACGGACAGGTTACGGAATATGTACCAGTGATTGACGTGCGGCTTGCCGATCTTACAACCGCGCCGGTGGTAGATGATACTTGCGTTATCGGCGCGAAATCCTACCGCATTATTGACGTGCAAAAGGGCGGCGTTGGCATTGATGCCAAGCTGTTCTTGATGGAGTTGTGATGTCGGCAATCAGTAGACAGATTCGCGAAAAAGCAGTTGCTCTGCTTGTCGCTGGTTTATCAGGCGTCACGGTAAAAGACTCTATGCGGCGCAACGTGCAACCGTCTGAGCTTCCGCTTGTCAACGTAATGACGCCGCGCAAGACAGAGGATTTTGATTCTCTTTCTTCATGGTGTCAAGTACAGATGACGATTGATCTTGTATTTGAATATTACTGCAAAGACACGGACGCTGATGACCTCGCGGACACGATGGAAGATGCGCTTGAAAATATTCAATCAATACTGATAAACAATTCCACGTTTACGGCATTGATGGAAAAAATCGAACGCGTGGAAATCCGCACGGATGTAGAGGTCAAGCAGGATCAAGTCGCCGGTGGTGTAATGATTATGACGTGCGTTTATCACGACGAAATCGGCGCTGTGTCAACAGGCGATATCCTTACAAGCGTCATAATGAGCGTAACGGAACAAGGCGTAACAGCCGAACTAATCGACCAAACATAAAGGAAAAAAATAAATGGACTTCATGACCGTCAAACTGGTTTCCGGTCGCCGCGTCCGTATGCCCGAATTAGGCAATACGGTTATGGGCGGACGTGAATACCGGGTGCCGAAAAACGGCTTCTGGCTTAAAAAGCTGGCCGAAGGTGACGTTGTCATTGCGTCTAAACCGGAAATCAAGCCGGAAAAGAAAGGCGCTGATAAATGACAATATCTTTTAACACAATCCCGACCACAAACAGAGTCCCGTTGTTTTATGCGGAAGTTGATTCCTCCGCAGCCGGAACAACTACAATTCTTCAAAATTCACTGCTTGTCGGCCAAAAAATGGCGATAGGCAGCGCAACCAAAGAAACGCAAGTCCGCATTATGTCTGCTGCTGACGCGGCTGGAAAATTCGGACAGGGTTCTATGATGCATAGAATGGCGAAAGCCTATCTTGCGAACGACCCCGGCGCGTTCCTTTACGGAATCGCACTTGATGATGCGTCTGGCACGCAGGCCAGTGGAACCGTTGCTTTTACCGGAACTTCGACCGAAGCCGGAACTTGTTGGTTCCGCGTTGACGATTATAATCTGAGCGTGGGCGTTGCGTCTAGCACTACTGCGGCGGCGCTTGCCGAAGATTTGCGCGACGTGATCAACGGAACGGAAATTTCGTTGACAAGCGGTGCGCCTGTAACTGGCCAGCTTTACCAGATTACCGCTCACAGCCTTCTGGATTTTACCACCGTCGGATCGGCTGACTCCAACGTGGGTACGGTATTCACGGCGACAAGTAACGGCCTGACGCTTACTGCGGCTGACTCCTTAAAGCCGATCAATACTGACTATCCGGTCTATGCCACTTTCAGCACGGGTACTTTGACCTGTACTGCAAAACACAAGGGAGCCGTCGGCAACAGCATCAAGATTTCGCTGAATCTTTTCGGAGCGGTGGCGAATGAGGCTTTACCGGCAGGATTGACGGCAACCGTAACCGGCATGGCTTCCGGTGCGACCGATCCGGCTTTGACAAATGTTATCACCGCGATGGGTGAAACCGAATTCGACTTCATCATTCATCCGTACTGTGACACCTCGAATCTCAATCTGCTTAAAACCGAAATGGAAAGCAGATGGGCGTACAACCGGATGATATACGGCGTTTCGTTCACGGCGAAGAAGGATTCATCTTCCGATCTTCTGGCCTTCGGCGCGCTGAGAAATAATCCGTATGAGGTTATTCCTGGTTATGAGGAAACCGCTCCAGTTTCGCTTGACGTGTTCATCGCCGGCGTTGTCGGCAAAGCTGCACCGTCGATTAAGAATTCACCGTCCAGACCGCTACAGACTTTGCAGGTAAGCGGAATAACCGGCCCTGCGGCGGATGATGCTTTCTTGTACTCCGAAAGAAATGCGCACCTGTACGACGGCATATCAACGGTCAATTACGCGCCGGATCGAAGCGTCAAGATTGAACGTCTGATTTCAACCTATCAGGTTGACGGCAACGGCACGGAAACTGATGCATGGCTTGATATCATGACACACTACACGCTCATGTATATCCTGCGTGATTCTAAGGCCAGAATTGAAAGAAACTTCGGTAGAAAGATTCTCGTTGACGATCTGACCAAAGTTTCTCCGGGTGTAGCGGCGTGTTCAGCAGGCAGCATAAAAGCGGAACTGATAGCGGCTTATTCGGAATATGAAGAAATGGGCCTTGTCGAAAACGGAGCCACCTTCGCAGCTAATCTGATTGTTGAGCGCAACGCGCTTAATCCGAACCGCGTTGATATCTTCTACCCGCCTGACCTGGCAAATCAACTCATGATGGTTGCTTTGCTGAATCAGTACCGGCTGCAATATTAAGGAGGTGAATCATGGCAGTTGCATCAAAAGTAACCTTCGAAATTGATGGCGAATTCTGGTTTTGCGGGGCTAATCTTAGCGTCCAGCCGGATGACACCGATATCACTTCGGAGACTGGATTGTCTGGCATTGTCGGGTATTCTGAGGCGGCAGTACCGTATGCAATAGAGGGAGAATTTTTCCTTCTGAAAGGCGGCGATATCACGAAAGTCACGAATACCAGATCGGCAAGTATTCTCGTCGAGGATGAAAATCACTCATTCGTAATGGCGAAATCGTGGAAGGCCGGAACGGTTAATCTTGATATGGCCAACAAGCGCTTCACCGCAAAATTCGAATCTAATAAACTTACGCCCGTAGTAAAATAACTCAAACAAAGGGGACGCTGGCCTGTACGGGGCGTCCCCTTATATAACAAGGGGATAATTCAATGGCAATCACTACCCCGGCGCAAGCCGTCTGTTCTTACACTCTGAAAAAACCTATCACCTACACTTCTGAGATAACCGTTCTACATCTCCGTCAAATCAAGGCAAAGGATTTCGTTTCAACAGACGGCCTGGGCGACAACGCAACGAATATGCGCATGTTGTCGAGATTGACCGGATATCCCGAAGAGGCTTTAGGGGAGCTTTACCCGGAAGACTTCAAAGGGGCTGTTGCCTTGATGGGTGAGACCTTTTTTCGGGACGATCCGCAGACCGAACCCCTGGTTAAAACTTGATGATTACTACCAGAAGGCTTTCATCTATCTGGCGAAGGAATACCACTGGCAACCGTCCGAGCTTCTGAATATGGATGATGAGGAACTCGAATTCTGGATACAAGCTCACAACAGATTTAATAAATAATGGCAGACAGTAAATTTAAAGTCAAAGCCGTAATCACAGCCGATGACCGCGCATCAAGGTCAATAGCAAAAGTCGGCTTGTCTTTACGGGCAAATCTTAATACTGCGCTTGCGCGTACTCGCATACTTGCAAACCGGGCGGCGCTATCTGTTGCAAAAGTGGGCTTCGCCGGGATGAAAACCGGGCTGCTTGCCGTTGCTGGCGCGGCGACTGTTGCAACTTATGCAACTGTTAAACTGACAAAGAGCGTATCTGACAATCTTGATAAAACGGCTAAATTCAGCCGTCAATTGAAGATTGACGCGAACGATCTGGAATCATATCGCTTTGCGGCAGATATGGCCGGAGTGGGATCAGAAAAGCTTGACAAAAACATCGCCTTCTTTACAAAGACGCTTGGTAAGGCGAAGCAGGGCGGCGGGGCTTTAGTATCTGCGCTGAAAAACACCGGCGGCGCTTTCCTGAATCAGCTTAAAAACACGTCCGATGTCGGAACCGCCTTCGAGATGTTTGTTGCCAAGCTGGACGAAGTAAAAGACCCGGCTCTAAGAGTTTCGCTGGCAATGGCGGGCTTCGGCAAAAGCGGCCTGTCTATGATTACGATGTCCGAGGGTGGCGCGGCGACGATGAAGAAACTCAAAAAAGAGTTTCAGGAGTTGTCGGGTGTTATCGGCAAAGACGCGCTTGGAAACGCAGAAGAATTCGACGATTCAATGACGCGCGTTTCTTACGCTGTGAAGGCCGTCGGGCGCGAAATCGCAACAAAGTTGTTTCCGGTGTTCATACCGCTTTTCAACGATCTGGCAAAATGGATAGCCAAAAACCGCGATCTGGTATCGTCTAAAGTTTCGACGTGGATTGATGAAACGATAAAGACGGTCAAGGTTGCGATTCCTGTAATTCGAGAGATTGGCGCGGGCATTCGGGAAATGCTTGCCGGATTTCTTGGAATAGAAAATCTGGACACAAAGGAGGCTTTCGAGAAAATACGAAAGTCTATTTCGGAAATCAACGTCAAGTCATTACGCGATGATCTTCACGGTTTTGCAGAATCGCTGAAATCGCTTGTCCAGTTCATGCAGGACAATACGCAGGTTGTGAAGGACTTCTTCGCACCGTTCAGATGGGGTGCGGAAAAAGTTGCAATCGGCGCTGGCATGGTCACAAGATTCTCGGAAAAGAACCCGGCTGAATCTGGAGCAATAGACACTCTCGGAAATATGCTTCCGATACCCGGAGCGGCTTTGTTTATTAAGGCATTCCGTCAAGCAACGTCGCGAGATCAAGAAGTAATGAACGCATTCGACCGGATGCCGCAAGGCGCAACGCCGATACACCGCACTTTTGTAGAACGTGTGCAAATGAGTTTAAAGGACAAAGAACAGCCGAAAACATCCGTTGACGTGAACGTCAAATTTCAGAACGTGCCCCAAAACGCGCAAATTGACACCAAAACGAATTCAAGCGGCGGGGCTAATACTCGCACAAGAACGAACGTCGGGCGCACACTGGCGGGCGCTGGGGCTTATTAAATGGCAGGCTTTGATTCAATCAATGACGCTCTGGATAAGCTGGAAAATGCGCTATTCGGTAAAGACGAATATTGGCGCAAGAAACTGCGTAACGGTGCGTTTGGCGCGGCGATATTCGAGACGTTCGATTCGTCGATTAAATCGACCCGCAGCGTTATTGTAAAAGACGCACCCGGCACGAATAAATACACGCTTGAGGATATGGATAAAGAGGGCGCACCTTTTTCCATGACAATATTTGTTGTCGGGCGTGATTACTTTAAGCGCCGGGATACTCTTATTGCGGAGCTTGACGCCGGACGCCGGATGTTGATTCATCCGACGCTGGGCGAATTCGAATGTTACTGCACATCCTATGAAATGTCTGAGAGTGCAGACCGGGGCGGAATA